AAAGACATGACCTTGATATTAAAGGCTTTCCTTGAGTCACCGAGTAGCATTAGCCCTCTATCTCCATCCTCCTCAAGGAGCTACTTGGTTCAGTTTTCTGAGGTGATGGGGCAACTGGCTCATAGCCCCAACTCGAAAGAGTTAGCTATGGTTTTTTATAATACTGTTAAATAATAAGGAGAAAAAGTATGGCAGTAGTTAATGGAACTGCGTATTGGGCAAGTATTAAAACACCTAATACCAAATTTGAACCTGTATATACAGTCAATCTAGTGGTTGATGAAGATACAGCAAATGATTTTGCGTCAAGAGGACACAAGATCAAACAGATGGATGAAGGTCCATCTTTAATTATCAAAAGAAAAGTTAATGGACCAAATGGAATGGTTCGTACAGCACCTAGATTGTTAGATGCTGAGAAGAACGAAGTTAATTATTCAGTTGGTAATGGTTCTAAAGTAAGAGTACAATTCAATGAGTATCACGGAGAGAATAAGTATGGACCATACACAGGTCTAGATTTACAAGCTGTTCAAGTTCTTGATCTTGTTGAGTACCGAGCTGAAGATGGTGCAGAATTGTTAGATGGGGAGGAGTTCTAATGGCAGACACTCCACAATTTCAAGGAGCACCTATAACTATAAACCAAGAAGATGGGTCTTCTAAAGTTTATGACACAGGATTGTTATCCCCTGAAGCACAACAGGCTGTTGACATGATTGCTTTTATCGGAAGATTAAGGCAAGTATTAGATTCGTCTGGACAAGTATTCAGTAATGTAGTAACTAATAATTTAACTGATGAAGCTATGATAAAAGAAGTAGCTGCAGAAGCAGAAGTTGTTGAAGAGGACAGTACTGATGAAGAAGACACTAAGTAATAGTGTTGTAACATCGAGGGCAGGTTTCCACGACTTGCCCTCATTTTTTTATGAGGAGGTGGAATGGAGAAAAGCAATTGGGAAAAGCACAAACTACCCTGCCCGAAGTGTGGAGGTAGTGACCCAGTATCTACAAACAAAGATGGTTCAGGTTATTGTTTTAGCTGTAACCATTATTTTAAAAACTATCAACAAGAAGTTGATGGTAAGATCGTAGACATGGCTTCACATAAAGAACCTAGTACTTTTTTAAACTCATACACTGGAGTTTTTGGTGACTTGACAGATCGTAAGATCAGTGAATCGGTTGCCAAGAAGTATGGTGTACGTGTAGTTTATGATAGTCAAGGTAATGTAGCTAAACATATTTATCCATACTACAATAGCAACGAGATTGTATCAACCAAAACACGTACTGTTAGTACAAAAGGTTTTGTAGTTGATGGTGGCTATGAAGGTACTGGTTTGTTTGGTGAACAACTGTTTGGTAAGGGAGGTAAGTATCTTACTATTACCGAAGGTGAATGTGATGCAATGTCTGTATATGAAATCTTTGATAAGAAGTGGGCATCGGTATCTGTTAAACGTGGTGCTCAAGGTGCAGTTAGAGATATTCGAGACAGCATTGAGTTTGTAGAATCATTTGATAATGTTGTTATTTGTTTTGATAACGACAAGTATGGTAGAGAAGCAGCACGTAAGGTTGCTCGTATTATAAAACCGGGAAAGGCTAAGATAGTTACTTTACCACAAGGTTTTAAAGATGCTAATGCTATGCTTGAACAAGGGCAGTATGCACAGTTTACTAAAGCGTGGTGGGATGCTAAGACATACACACCATCTGGTATTATGGAATTGTCTAGTGCAAAAGACAAATGGTTACACAGGGAAACAAAACCGAGCATTGCTTATCCTTGGGAAGGCTTAAACAAAAAGCTTTATGGTATGCGTAAAGGAGAGTTAGTTACTCTTACTGGTGGTACAGGACTTGGTAAGTCAAGCATCACTCGTGAGCTTACTCACTATCTAATCAAGAACACAGAAGATAATGTAGGTATTATAGCTCTTGAAGAGAACTGGTTGAGAACTGCTGATGGTATAGTTTCTATTGAAGCTAATGATAGATTGTATCTGGAAGAGAAGAGAAAGAACTATACAGATGAACAACTACAAGAGTTATTTGATAAAGTAATTCAGAAAGATAAAGTATTTATTCATGCTCATCTTGGAGCTACTGATATAGATGAAATCTTTTCTAAGCTTAGATACATGATCGTTGGTTGTGAATGTGATTGGGTCGTAGTAGATCACTTACACATGCTAGTCAATCAGCTTACTGAGTCTGATGAACGCAGAGGTATAGATACTTTAATGAATAGACTACGTTCTTTAGTTGAAGAGACAGGTGTAGGTATGTTTTTGGTATCACATTTACGTAGAGCATCAGGTGATCGAGGACATGAGCAGGGTATAGAAGTATCTCTGTCTCACCTCAAAGGTTCTCAAGGTATATCACAGTTATCTGATTGTGTAATTGCATTGGAACGTAATCAACAAGCAGAAGACGAGACAGAATCTAATACAACGAAAGTTCGTGTACTTAAATCTAGATACACCGGAGATACTGGATTGGCTTGTAGCTTGCTTTACGATGTCGAGACTGGTAGAATGAATGAAGTTACTGATCAAGTAACTCTAGATGATCTACCATTTTAGGAGATAATATGAAAGAAATAGTATTTGATATAGAAGCTAATGGTTTAAAACCTGATAAGATTTGGTGTATTGTAGCCAAACCTTTAGGTGAAGCTGTTGTATCCTTTGGTCCTGATAAGATTGAAGAAGGCATACAGTTTTTAAACTCTGCTGATTCTTTGATTGGTCATAACATTTTAGGTTTTGATTTACCTGTTATCAAAAAATTATATAACATAGATTTATCTAAACATGTAATTAAAGATACACTGGTGATGTCTAGATTGTTTAATCCGGTACGTGAGAATGGACACAGTTTAAAAACGTGGGGATACATTGTAGGTTTTCCTAAGAATGAACAACCAGAAGATTGGGATTCCTTTTCACAAAACATGTTAAAGTATTGTCAACAAGATGTAATCTTGAATGAGAAAGTATATCAACGCTTACTCAAAGAAGGTGAGAACTTTGATGAAGAGTCTATTAATTTAGAGCATGGAGTAGCAGAGGTTTTAAAAGATCAAGAAGACAATGGTTTTGAATTTAATCAAGAGTATGCAATGATGCTTGTTGCTCAGCTCAAGGAACGTATGTTCCAAGTTGAGAAAGAAGTACAGGAAGTATTTAAACCTAAGATGGTAGATATTAAACAAGTCTTTCCTAAGTTAAAGAAAGATGGAACATTATCTAAATCAGGATTGACTTCGGAAGAGTACGACAGACTCATTACTTCTGGTGATTACAAACCATTTATGAGACAAAAACTACAACCTTTTAACTTAGGTTCTCGTAAACAGATTGGTGAATATCTTACAGACTTTGGTTGGAAACCTAATAGGTTTACTCCTACTGGTCAACCGATTGTAGATGAATCTTCTTTAGCTAAAGTAAAAAATATTCCAGAAGCTAGGTTGATAGCAGAGTTTCTGTTACTCCAAAAACGTATAGCTCAAATTGATTCATGGATTCTAGCTGTGCAAGAAGATAACAGAGTTCATGGTTTTGTTATACCTAATGGTACAATTACTGGTCGTATGTCGCATCGTGCTCCAAATGTTGCACAAGTTCCTAGTGTTGCAAGTGAATATGGTAAAGAATGTAGGTCATGTTGGACCGTTAGAGATGGTTATAAATTAGTAGGTATAGATGCTAGTGGTTTAGAATTAAGAATGTTAGCACACTATATGGATGATAAGGAATACACAAATGAAGTTACAGAAGGAGACATACACACAGCTAATCAGAAAGCTGCAGGACTTAAATCAAGAGATCAGGCAAAGACATTCATCTATGCCTTCATATACGGAGCAGGAGATGCAAAGATTGGGAGTGTGGTTGGAGGAAACCAAAGAGATGGTGCAAAGCTTAGAAAATCTTTCCTCGATAATAATCCATCACTTAAATTACTTAGAGAAAGGGTATCAAAAGCAGCTAAACGAGGATACCTCAAAGGATTAGATGGTCGTAAAATTTATGTTAGAAGTGAACATGCAGCACTGAATAGTTTACTACAAGGTGGTGGTGCAATCGTTATGAAAAGAGCTTTACTTATGCTAGAGAGTTTGTTAAAATTAAATTCTTTAGATGCTAGGTTCGTAGCTAATATTCATGATGAATGGCAAATGGAAGTTAGAGAAGATATAGCAGACTTCGTAGGTGAGTTAGCTGTAGGTTGTATAGAAAAAGCAGGTGAGTATTACAAGTTACGTTGTCCTCTTACCGGTGAATATAAAATAGGAGATAATTGGAGTGAAACACACTAAAGGTCAAAGTAGAACAGGAGACTTTGCAGAGTACTATGCAGTCACTTGGTTATGGGATAATGGATACGAAGTATTTCAAAACTCAGGATGTACTGGTCCAGTAGATATGATAGCAATAGATAAAAATGGTAAAACAATCTTAATAGATGTTAAAACTAAACGTAGAGATAAACGATATAAAAGTATGAAAGCTACAGCAGGTGGTGGTCGTACAAAAAAACAAGTAGAACTAGGAGTTCAAATATTAGCTTTTGATCCAAGAAATAGAAGTTTAAGATTTGTTAAACATAAATGAAAAAGAAATTAGAAAATATAGTACCTGATATATACAAAGCTCTTCTACCTTTAACAAAAGGAGAAGGGTTAGATATTTCAGAAGAAATGATTGATTCATTTGGTGAAGATATGAAAGCAGCAATGCGAGACTGGGTTAAGAAGCAACCCAAGACTAAAGATTCTCTACGCATGTCTAACATAGGTAAACCTGCTCGACAACTTTGGTATAACAAACATTCTAAAATCAAAGCAAAAGATTTACAAGCTACACTAATGATTAAGTTTTTGTATGGTCACATACTAGAAGCTCTTGTAGTCTTCCTTGTTAAATTATCTGGACATAAGATTACTGATCAACAGAAAGAAGTAAATGTAGGTGGTATCAAAGGTCATATGGATTGTAAAATAGATGGAGAAGTAGTTGATATTAAATCTACATCTGGTTTTGCATTTAATAAATTTAAGAATGGAACTTTACCTGAGAATGATAGCTTCGGATATATGGCACAGCTTGCCGGATATGAAGAAGCAGAGGGTACAGATCAAGGAGGTTTTCTTGCAATCAATAAAGAAACTGGAGAACTTTGGTTCTTTAGACCAGATGAACTTGACAAACCTGATATAAAGTCTAAAATTAAAGGGTTAAAGGCAACTTTAAAAAAGCCTGAACCCCCTGAGTTATGTTATCAACCGATAGCAGATGGAACTCAGGGCAACTTCAAACTTCCGAGAGAATGTGTATGGTGTCCTCACAAGCTAGAATGCCACTCGGAATCTAATAATGGACAAGGACTGCGTATCTTTGATTACGCAAGAGGTCCTGTGTTTTTCACGGATATGGTCAATGAACCAAGAGTTAAAGAGATAACCCATGAATGGAAAGAAAAGTAAACTAATACGTAAACGAGCAGAAGAACTTCAAATAGATTGGATAAATAGTTTATTAACAGAAGATACTGACAAAGTAACTCAACAAACTTTAAACCAAGCACTACCAGATCAAGAATATTATTACAAAGGATACACTATCCATCACTCATTTATGAATCACAAATGGGTAGAGAAACAATTAAAGAAAAATATAAATATAACTCTAGACGAGTTACTAAATAATCATGGCAGTTGAAATAAATTTAGATGAATTAAAATTAGAGGAACTACTGTTTATCGTAGGTGGTTCTATATTTCAAGGTAGTAATGCTGATGAAATAGAATTAGAAATACTAATGAAACTTGAAGAGTTACTTAGTATAAAGATTGATGAAAGATTGCATGGCATACCAATTGATGCTACAATACACTAAGGAGATACAATGGAATACAAATTTAACGAAGAAAATATCATACAACAAATACAAAGATATGTTGATGGTACATACGAAAGACATTATGCACAAGGTAAGTATCAAGCAACCGATATGATTATTGATGCAGGACATGGTAAAGGTTTCTGTATGGGTAACATTATGAAATATGCTATGAGATGTGGTAAGAAAGAGGGTGGTGATCCTGAATTAGATTTACTTAAAATTATTCACTATGCTATAATAGCCATAGCTTTAGAAGATACTGAGTATCATTTGGGAGACACAGATGATTAAAGAATATTTAGGTATTCAAATAGATTATAACAAAGATAAGAAACTAGATAAGTTTAGTATTGATACATTACAAGACAGATACTACTGGGAAAACGAACAGAGTCCACAAGAAGCTTTTGCAAGAGCTGCAGTTTTTGGAGCTACATACAAAGGTAATA